ATAATTGTGGTCATAGGATGACCTGATGGCAAGGATCCGCACCATTGATAAATGAGGTTTCCATTAATGTGGGTAGAATTAAAAACTTCCAACCACAAAATAGAACGAACCTGTCTATCCTCAGCTGAAGAATTAACATAAAATCGTTCTATAAATGAGAGCATATGTTGAGTAACATAAGAACTCTCACTACCATCAAATGAAGAATAATCTCCAGCACCATATGCATCATTCTTATTAACAATAAGTAGCTTTCTGGCAATTTCATCCCATTCATCGGAATAAGGATTAACTGCAGCAGCACAGCCATTCTCAATCTTATTAGCAATGATCCATCTGGTAAAAGCTCCAAAGTATATTCTAAAACAAATAGTTAGCTCGATGGGACACCCAGAAAATAAGCGAGTTTTCCCAGCGTCAACTTTTGCGAAAGGTCTACATTCGTCCTTCAGTTGATCTGTAAAAACATGGAAACTTCGGATATTATTCTTAGCTTTGCTAATTATTTCACTCACATTGCTTTTGAGCCTTTTTGCGTGATCATTTTCCAAATCAAACTCTGCCTCTTTACCAAAGAAATAAAACTTTTTCTCTCGTTTAGAGTTCCTCATAACATTATAAGGAAAACCAGCTGAAGTGGACCTTGTCAAACTTTGGAAAGTGTGATCATTCTCAATGCCTAAAATGCTTTCTTCGAAAGTCATTAATCTAGGCTCTATTTTAACAGGTGAATTTCTCGCAAAATCTACAAACATACTGTTGAAGATTTTACAAACCATCTCTTCAGGAATAAATTTCCTATTGAGACAGTACTTCTTTAAAGCCAATTCAGCGGGACGAATTACTTCCCCATCGCGCTCAAAAGACTTAAGCATAGCAGGTTTAGCTTTAACATCAAAAACTTTCCCATGCAATGGTGCTTTCAGTATCTTAGATCTGCCACTGACGGCAACTGTGTACTTGGAAACACCAATTGGAACAAAATTGTGCGAGTCATAATTGTTTTGGAATTCCAAAACAGGAGCTTCAACATCTTGTTCTACTTCAATGGCATGGAAATATTCGCAAGCATCATCTACCATTTCTTTGGTAACAACGGTTGCGAAACCCATTATGCCTCTTTGGCCTGCGGCATGTATACCCATAATGAATTGACTGCCTTGGGCGGAATTATTAACAAGTATACTCCCGCATTCACCATTCTTAGTTTCCAAATTGTATTTATAAACTGATTTCAACTTGTAGAATCCTTCTTCAGAATTTCCACAAGGTTTATCAGTTTCTTTTTCACACAATCGGAAATAATTATCCCTTCCCTCTTCCTTATCATTGGGAACCATCAATCTGCCATAAAAACTGTCAATTTCATGTTGCTCTGCATCACAAAAATATTTCGTGATGTTTGCATGTTGTCTACCATTGTAGCCAACATCAATAAAAGCAACATCTTTTTCGGTTAATTCTGGATCGGGTCGATGGGTTATAAAAGTCCTCAAAGGAATTTGAAAGGAATAACCAGTTTTGCAAGATCTGAAAGTAATTGGAGTATCAAAGGTTAAACCTAATTTACTCTCAACAGGCCTATTCTCATCTTCAACTATATCTCTGTAGAGACAAGTTAAATAATGAGCATTTACCATGCAAACTGAGCCTTTGACAAACAACACATAACCTAAAGGTGGAGAATCAGGATTTAAAATCAATTGATAATAATTTCCTAAAATCTTCCCTTTAAGCATGTCATTTGTCGATTTATCAATCTTGTATAAAAACTGACGCTGGGCTCTTTCATTCATTGTTTTGGAGGAAACTTTATCTTTCTTAGGCTTTTTCGCAACATTATATTGTGGCTCTGAATTACCAAATCCATTATACATAACTGCAACAGTTCCTATACCAAGTAAAATCATACCTCCAATTTTAAGAACATCTAAATAAGGCTTGAAGTCCCTAATTAGTACTTGACTAAAAGAAGCCCACCTGTCTGCAAAGGAAACACAATATTTCTTTGTTTCTCTAATACAAGTAGAAATACTGGCACCAACATCACGTGGACTGGTAATCTTTTTATCGTGACATCTGACTAGAGGTAGAATTTCTCTCAGAAACTCAATATTTCTTTCTAAAAGGCAAACGGGAAGATTTATTTGTTTGTTATCCAATAACACATTCTTATCATAATAGGCAAACATATGTGCTATTTTATCACTATAAAAGTGTGATTTAAAATTCCTATGACTAAACATATGAAGTAAAATTTCAAATCGTTCAGGACCATCATCAAGATCATACAACTTTTCAAAATAAGTTAGTATTCGCTCATCACGGTAATTCCTATTTGATTGAAATCGTGCAACCTTATCAAAACCATCATGAAGATATTTACTTGCGAGTTTTGTATTTGTCTCATAATACATCATTTTAGTTTTGTATTTAGCTACGAGCATATCACGCAATTCTTCAAATGTGACAGTCTTAATGAGATTACCCTCAAAATCTTCTACCATAAGAAGTAACATAGAGGGGTCAAAATCATCACCATTTAGCTTGCTAGTGTCAAATGTATTGGCCGAAAGGTTTGAATTTGCAATCGCGGACTTGCCAGGTAATGGTTTCCTAAACTCTTCTTTAGGAACAACACGTACCGTAAAATCGAATCTGCGACGTAAAGCATCTTTATCATGTAAAGATTGTACGTCATCAAAATTCTCAAGATTCGTGTTTGCCAACATGATAGCAGATCTGAAAAATGTATTACCCTTATTATGCATTGATGCCATATGTAAAGCATAAGGAAATATATTTAAGCATCTAATAATATTAAAATGCTCATTATCTGGGTTACCAGCAACATCCCTAGCTTGTCCATAATCATCAAATGTGCAAACATAATGATTACTATTGTAACCTTCCCAATAAATACTTTCGTGGGTTCGATTATAAACGAAGTCATCAGGTTTTGCTTTGACTTGCGTATGTTTTTCTTCAGGTACGATAAATGGTAAGACTGCATAAGTCATAGTCTGAATCAACACTGATTTAAACACACCAGGTGCACCTTTAAAAACGCATAAAACTGGTTCTGGCCGCATGCCAGTTTCAGTCAACTTCATATCAACGAATTTCTTATACAACGAATCAATTGCTTTAAAACAATCTGATGCAGCTGACATTAAGTGACTATCTGATCTAGAAGAAAGGTTCTTCTTAAAATCGAGAACTTTCTTCCTTAAGACAGATAATCG